CATGTACAAAAAGTCAAAGTACCAGAGGGAACGACAATCATGGAAGCGGCCAAGTTTTTTGCTGAACCTTCCATTGAACAAATACCAGCAACTTGTGGTGGTACTTGCTCGTGTGGTACTTGTCATGTTCATATTGGAAATGATTGGCTTGACAAACTTGATAAAATAGATTATAATACACCTGAAATTGACTTATTAGAATATCAAAAATCTTACAAGTCTGGAGTTAGCAGACTTGGTTGTCAAGTCAAATTGACAAATGAACATAATGGCATAGTGGTGAATTTATTAAATGATGAACTTTTATAAAAGCGTAATTGAATACAAAGGTAAACTTCTTGTACGAGGTATACTAGGCGACAAAGAATTCAAAGAAAAGATTGACTTTGGTCCTACTCTTTATACTTTAACACAAGAAGATACAGGTTGGAAAACTTTAGATAATCGTAATCTAAAACCAACTGAGTTTACCAATATCTATGCAGCTCGTAAGTTTCGTAAAGAAATGCCAGAAAACAATCCTGTTTATGGTTTAGAAAGATACCACTATCAATATATCGGTCAAAATTATCCTGGTCAAATTGAGTGGGATAAAAATCTAATTAAAATCTTTACACTTGATATTGAAACGACTTGTGAAGGTGGTTTTCCAGATGTAAACAATCCTGTTGAAGAAATCATTTGTCTTACTGTAAAGAACCAATCTAACAAACAGATATTAACTTGGGGTGTTGGTGAATTTAAATCTGACAGACCAGATGTAACTTATGTTCAATGTGAAAATGAGAAACAATTACTATTTGAATTTCTAAAGTTTTGGATTAAAAATCATCCAGATGTTATCACAGGTTGGAATACAAAATTCTTTGACTTACCATATTTGATGAATAGAATTAAAATGGTTGCAGATGAAGAAACTGCCAACCGTATGTCGCCTTGGAAGATTGCAAACGAAAGAGAAATTTTTGTACAAGGCCGAAGACAAATCTATTATGAATTATATGGTACAGTTATGCTTGACTACCTTGACTTGTACAAGTGGTTTATTCCTACAAGACAAGAGAGTTATAAACTAGACCACATTGGTGAAGTAGAACTTGGTCAAAACAAGAATGAAAACCCATACGATACCTTTAAAGAGTTTTACGAAAAAGATTTTCAAAAGTTTATTGACTATAACATACAAGATGTGGAACTTGTTGATGCATTAGAAGATAAACTTGGTTTGATTGAATTGGCATTGACCGTTGCATATGAATCCAAGGTAAACTATGATGATATATTTTCACAAGTGCGTGTATGGGACACATTGATTGCAAATCATCTATATGAAAAAAAGATTGCAATACCACCAAGAGAAGAACATGCTAAAGACACAAAATATGAAGGTGCATATGTAAAAGAACCTATCTTAGGTGGCCATGATTGGATTGTTTCGTTTGATATTAACTCACTATATCCGCATATTATTATTCAGTACAATGTTTCTCCAGAAAAACTAATTGGCAATTCGCCAGTTAGAACTAGTGTCAATGATATGATTGACCAGAATGTAGAACTAGGTTTTCTAAAAGATAAAGGTGCTTGTGTTACACCAAACGGTGCAATGTTTAAAACAGATAGTCAAGGTTTTCTACCTGAAATGATGGAGACCATGTACAATGAACGAGTGATTTTTAAGAAAAGAATGTTGAAGGCAAAAGAACAATATCAACGAACTAAAAATCCTGAACTTGTAAAAGAAATTGCAAGATGCCACAATATTCAATGGGCAAGAAAGATTGCATTGAACTCAGCTTATGGTGCAGTTGGTAATCAATACTTCAGATATTATGATGTAAGACAGGCTGCTGGTATTACAACTGCTGGTCAGTTTATTATTCGTGTTGTTGAAAAGAATATGAATGAATATCTAAACAAGATTTTACAAACAGAAAACCAAGATTATATTGTTGCGTCTGACACAGATAGTATCTATGTTAATCTAGGTCCACTTGTAAAACAAACTTGTGGTGATAAATCAAATGATGAGATTGCAGATTTCTTAGGTAAAGTTTGTGATAAAAAACTAGAACCATTTTTAGAAAAAGTATTTGCTAACTTATCTGATTATTCAAATGCATTTAGAAATGCCATGGTGATGAAACGAGAAGTAATCGCCAACAAAGGTATTTGGGTTGCAAAGAAAAGATATATGTTGAATGTATTAGATGAAGAAGGTATCAGACTTGCAGATGCTAAACTTAAACTTATGGGTATTGAGGCAGTTAAATCATCTACACCACAAGTTTGTAGAGGTAAGATTAAAGAGGCAATCAAAACTATTATGTCTAAACAAGAAACTGATTTGCATAAATTGATTGCTGATTTTAGAAAAGAGTTTTTTGAATTGCCTGCCGAAGCGATTGCGTTTCCAAGGTCATGTAATAATCTAAAGAAATACCGAAGTGCAAGTAGTATCTTTATTAAAGGCACACCAATTCATGTGAAAGGTGCGTTAATATATAATCATAAGATTGAAGAAATGAAATTGCACAACAAGTATCCTTTAATACAAGAAGGTGATAAGATTAAATTTGTCAAACTAAAACAGGCCAATCCATTTAAATTTGATGTGATTAGTTATATTAGTACACTACCAAAAGAGTTTCAATTAGAAAGGTTTATTGATTATGAAGTGCAGTTTGATAAGACTTTCTTAGACCCTATGCGTTTTATATTAGATGCAGTTAAGTGGAAAGCAGAACCACAGGCTACATTGGAGGCATTTTTCGGGTGAGCTTGACAATTAGTATAATTTGTAGTATATTAATACTATTGATACCAGTAATTTTATTATGGATGTGGAATGGCGAAGACCCTAAGTAAAGAACAAGCACAACATGTCGCAGCTATCTTCAATGACTATTTCGGTCAGTTTGAAAGAATAGACCAATACATGCGTGACCAAAAGATGGCTCAAATAGAGGCATTACCTTTGTCACTTCCTGGTATGGGGTTTGATAGTGATATGTTTGATGACTTCTCTATATCTCCTGAAGATATGGACATTGAAGTTGTTGAGTTAGATAATCATACATGGGACACTTGTATTAATATGATTTCAAGCCATAGTAATATGGTCAGTATTCCAGGAAAGGCATTGAAACTTGCTGTCAAAGATAAGATTACTAATAAGTTTTTGGGCTTTATCCGTTTTGGTAGTCCTGTTATTAATTGTAAACCTAGAAATGACCTCCTTGGTAATGTCCCTAATCTCACAACTTTCAACAAAACTGCCATTATGGGGTTTGTTATTGTGCCTTGTCAGCCCTTTGGTTATAATTACCTTGGCGGTAAGTTATTGGCTGGCATCTGTTGTTCACACTTTGTTAGGGAAAAGTTAAATCAAAAATATGATATGAACTTGGTAATGTTTGAAACCACAAGTTTATATGGTAACACAAAAGGCGCCTCAATGTATGATGGTATGAAACCATTTTTAAGATACAAAGGTAACACAATGTCAGACTTTATTCCTATGATGCATGGTAAACCTTACCAAGATTTGGCAAACTATGTTGAGAATATTGTAGGTAAAGGTCAACTTGTACCAGAAGGTGCGTCAAGTAGAAAACTAAAAATGACAACTGCTATTATTGGTTTAGTTAAAAAGGCCTTAGATGGCGATGAACTTAAAAAGTTTGTTACTACAATTACCAATGCAAAGAACTTAACAGAACAAAAAAGATATTATGTTTCAAACTATGGTATAGAAAACTTTGTTGATATAGTAAATGGTAAAACAGATAAAATTGTTAAAGCAGAAAACTTTGACCGATACACAGTAGATAATATTGTTGATTGGTGGAGAAAGTTAGCAACTAAAAGATACAATAAATTAAAAGAAGAAGGCCGTATCAGAAATGATTTAGAGATATGGACTAAAGATGCGGAGATTGATATTATCAGATAAATATGTCTATGGCCATCTCAGAAAAGGACTACACACAACTAAAAGAATATTGGGATTATCAACGGAAAGTTGAATACAATAAAGAAAAAGTTTTTTATATGGCTGAAAGAATTGCTGGTAATACTTACACAGAATTTGGTAAATTACCATTAGATGAAGTACAATCTATATTATGGTCAAAGATAGAACCTGCTATGTATGATAACCCACCAAAGGGATATATACCAGAGAATCCAGAATTAAGATTGTGGAATGAGAGTTGGCCACCAACACTAGATATTAAAAAAGCATTAGATGATGATTACAATTTACAATGGTCCTAAGAATTATATGACCCACCATTTCAAGCCCCAGGAGCTTGACAATATTAAGCAAACATGTTATAGTATGGGTATAAAATGGTATACTATAAGTTATACTGAAAAGGAGATGATTGAATATGAGCGATTTTCTAAAATCAATAATTAAAGAAACAGGCAATGAATATGCCACACTAGCAAGTGAAGGTACAGGTGGTGATGTAGATAATTTTATAGACACAGGTTCATATTCATTTAACGCCTTACTATCAGGCAGTATCTATGGTGGTCTACCAGATAGTAGAATTACGGCAATTGCAGGTGAAGCTGCGACAGGTAAAACATTCTTTGCATTAGGTGTTGTAAAGAGTTTTTTAGAACAAGACGAAGAAGCTGGTGTTATTTACTTTGAAAGTGAAAGTGCAGTATCTAAATCTATGGTAGAAAGCCGTGGTGTTGATAGCACAAGATTAGTTGTTATGCCTGTAGCAACAGTACAAGAATTT